TAGTGCCAGACCGCCGTCCCCTGTGCTACACCGTTACAGGCATGACAGTGGATGGAGATAAACACATCGGCATCCGCAGAGTTGGAAGCCGAGACTACTTCATGCAGACTGTCGGATTGGAGACAGCCGACCACCTCGACACCTGCGGCAGTAAGGTAGCCCCCAACAAGATCAGCGACGTTCTTTGCCACATCGCATTCCCGCAGTCCAAAGCCGCACGCGCCGGGGTCGGGATTCCCGTTCGGGGCATGACCTGCGTTTAGAAAAACTTTCATTGTGCTGCCTCCTTCGGCATTACGCCGCATTCTTCACAAAATCAATAAACGATTCGCAGATTGATAAATCCACGAACCGTTTACATCGGTTGATGACATCTTCTTCTATCCACGGAGGAATTTCTTCCACCTCGTCATACCGTCCGTAGTCCCCGAACATACAAGCCATTCCCACATTCCGCGCCTGAACAGCTTCTTCAAATGTTTGATAATAACCAAGGTGTATATCATGCTGAAAAATCTTGATTCTCGCACGATATTTCCCACGAGGTTTGTAGAAGCTGACACCCGTCACCCCGGACGTGTTGTTCCTCTGCCGTGGTTGGTTGCATTGATTCTGTTGATGCGTACAAATTCTGAGATTGCACAGGCGATTGTCCAACGTGTCCAGATTGATATGATCAACTTCGTAACCCTTGGGGACATCCACCAGATGACGATGTAGCTGTTTTCTGTGTCTGTCCATCACATAAAGGATTTTCCCCGTCAAATCACGGTAATTACGATAAAAGCTGATGCCGGCGATCTTATCCAAAGATGCAGTATCTACCATAAAAACGATACCGTCAGGAAGATGCCCATAGGCAACGCTCCCGTTCTCGGAAAACGTATATTTCACATTGCACACGTTCCCTCATCCTCCTTTCTTCCGCCCCTTTTGAACGTCGTTTATCGTGGTATCCTTCATGCCGAGATCCTCTGCTGTGGGGATATATACCTCGGAGCAGGGCAGCGTTTTCCCGTCACGGATGATATGCACGTCCTCTGTATTTCCACGATATGCCACAAAACGGCGCACAATCGCCGAAGCGTAAACAGGATCAAGTTCCATCAGATATGCCGTGCGATCCATCTGCTCTGCTGCCATCAATGTCGATCCGCTGCCCCCGAACAAATCCAAGACGATGCTGTTGACCAACGAGGAGTTTTTCATGGGGTATGCAATGAGCGGGAGCGGTTTCGTTGTCGGGTGCAGTTTCGACTTGCTTGGTCGGTCAAATTCCCAAACAGTAGTCTGCTTTCTGTCTCCGTAGAATTTGTGCTTTACAGTGTCCTTGAATGCGTAAATGACAGGCTCATGGCGCATTTGATAATCGAAACGCCCCAGAACAAGAGCTTGCTTTACCCAGATACAGGTCGTTGAGTAGTGAAATCCGGCAGCAACGACAGCATTGTAGAAGTTAACCTTTTCCGCATCCGAGTGAAAGATGTAAATGGCAGCTCCGTCCGCAAGATTCTCATAGGCATTTTTGAATGCAGAAAGCAGGAACTGATAGAACTCCTCGCCCTTTAGGTTGTCGTTCATGATTTTCATGCCTGTGCCGCCTGTGTAGTTACACGAATACGGCGGGTCGGTAATGCACACATTCGCCTTTTTGCTATCCATGAGAAGTTTTACATCCTCTGGTTTTGTAGAGTCGGCACAAAGGAGACGATGCTTGCCCAAAAGCCACAAATCACCGGTTTTTACGAAAGGCTCTGCCTGCAGGGCGGCATCTTCGTCGAAATCATCTTCCTGCGCTTCGCCGTCATCCAGTGAGAGCAGGTCGGTAATCTCGGCTTCGTCAAAGCCCGTGAGTGAGATGTCGAAGTCCATCCCCTGTAACGCTTCCATCTCGACGCGCAGCATATCTTCGTCCCAGCCTGCGTCGAGTGCAAAACGGTTGTCCGCGAGGATGTATGCCTTCTTCTGCGCCTCCGTCAGATGATCGACGAATACGCATGGAACTTGCTCGATGTTCTCTGCCCGTGCAGCCATAACGCGCCCGTGTCCTGCGAGAATGCCGTAGTCCTTGTCGATAATGACGGGACTGACGAATCCGAACTCCCGCAGACTGCCGCGCAGCTTGTTGATCTGCTCGGGTGAGTGCGTCCGTGCGTTGTTGGCATATGGCACGAGTTTACTGATCGGAACGAGTTTCATCTCCGATGTTGTTTTGTTCACCCAAATTCCTCCCTACTTCCTCGAACGCAGCAGCCGTTCCATCCGATCCTCTTGCGGAGAGCCGACGAATGTGGTGGTGCAGTTCTGCTTTACGATGTCGAATATCTCATACCAGAGCAAATTGGACTGTTTCTGGAATGCCTGCCCCATCTGGACAAAGGGGCTTGCTATTGCCCCTCCGGTGGTCGGATGCTTGCCGATGAGCCCGTATTGACTCATTGCCTCCTCACACTGGATGAAGCGGGCAAATGCCTGCGCATAGCTTTCAATGAGCCGTGGATTCACGAGACGCTCACAGCCGCGCTCCTTCAGCCACAGCCATGTCTCGCGAAAAATTTCATCCGCGCCGAGCGGCTTTCCGTTGCGCTGCCTTGCAGATAGGAACTCGCTCGGGGTTGGCATCTCTTCCCCATAGAGGTCGGCGGCGTCCACAAGGTCTGTACCGTCCAGTTCCATCATCGGGAACTCCATGATGTGCGCTGTTCGCCCACCCGCGATTTTATCTGCGAGAGGTTCGGGTTTATCTCCCGCCCGGATGCGCCGTCCACCGCGATTTGTACCGTCACGCGCCATCTTATCGCTCCCTTCCTTTAATACCCCGTTTGAACCGACGTTTTTGTGCGTACGCCCCCTCCCCGGTCCAGTAACGGCGCGGTTTTAGAGATTTAACCGCCCCCTAGGGGGTATCCATCGCCTCTGCCGCGCTGGTGAATCCGCTCATGACAGGAGATGCAGAGCGACATCAAATTACCCTCGTCATGTGTGCCGCCCTCCGAAATCGGTCGGATGTGATGCACAAGCGTTGCGAGAACATATCTCCCCCGTTCTTTGCATTGCTCGCAGAGCGGATGCCCTGCCAAATGACGATCACGAATCCTGCGCCACGCGCTGCCATACCTCTCGTGCTGATCGTACCCACGCGTGAAATGGTCATAGTGTCGCTGCATAACTTTTTCGTGCGCCTCGCAGTAGCAGCTTTTTCGATCTGTAAGATTCGGACAGCCCGTCATGCGGCAGGGGCGCTTCGGTTTTCTCGGCATCACTTCACCTCCATTACGGCATGAAAAAACCTCCGCAGGGATTGCTCCCATTGGAGGTCGAGCCTTTAAGCATACTTTTCATAACACCATTTTACCATGTCAACACTGGAACTCAAGAGAATTATAGTGAAGTCTTTTTGCGGGGTGGCTTATCTCTCTGCAAGAATCTTATCGACGGCTGCGAGGGCTTTGGAATGGAGAATATGCACCCAACGAGACGTGTAGTGCATCTCGCCCGCAATCTCATCCCACGACATGAAGCTGAGATACCGAAGTTCCAACAGCATGAGGGCATTCGCGTCCTGTACTTTGCTGATGGTCGCCATAACCTCACGCTTCAAATCCACCAAATGATCGATGTCATCGTTGATCTCATTCTCCAAGTCGACAATCTTGTCGATGGTATCTGCCAAGCGATGGACATTCCTCGTGCCGCTGACAGGCTCCGTTCCCATTGTGGAGGTGGCTCTGGTGGCGAGATCACGCAAGGAGTCCACTTGACGAAGCTTGCTGTTGACCCGTTGATCAATACGATATACCTGACTGAGATACTCTTTCGCTGTCACACAAATTCCCCCTCTAGTTTCTGAAGCAGCCACTCTCCGTCTATGCTCGTCAACTGTCCGAACCATGCAGAACGAAAGAACCGCTCTGTCTCAGAACGCATCGCTGTCGCTGCAACATTCTCTGCGTCTTTGGCAAGAGCCGTTTGTGCCCACCGATAGTCTTTCGCTGCCTGTTCGACGATGGCATTTGCCAGAATCTCATAGTTCATGATGATACCTCCGCTTTGACGGCCTCAATCAGTGCCGTCTGTGTCTTGTCCTTCCGTTTCAAGGCACGGAGGATTCGTTCGTCAATCGTGCCCTTGGCGATGATGTGCTGCACCACCACGGTCTTTGCGCTCTGTCCCTGCCGATGGAGCCGCGCCACGGTCTGTTGGTAGAATTCCAAGCTCCATGTGATGCCGAACCAAACGAGGGTCGAGCCGCCGCTCTGAAGGTTCAACCCGTGTCCCGCACTTGCAGGATGGATGAGCGCGACGGGGATTTCTCCGCGATTCCAACGGGCGATGGCGCCATCCGTGTCCAGTCGGACACACGGCACGCGCTTTTCGATACGCTCCGCATCATGTCGGAACCAATACGCCACGAGAAGTGGCTTTCCATTCATGCTCTCGACGATGTCCTCCAAGGCATCGAGCTTGCGGTCGTGTATATGCAGTGTAGTCCTACCGTCAGTGTAAACCGCGCCATTTGCCATCTGCGCGAGCTTGCCAGACAAGACTCCTGCGTTTGCCGCCGTCACCTCATCGCCTTTTAGTTGGAGGACAAGCTGCTCGCACATATCGGCGTACATTTTCTTCTCTTCCTCATTCATGCGGACGCTGTATTCGCTCTCGATCAGCTCTGGCATCCTCAGATGGTCTGCGGCTTTCATGGAGATGGTGATGTCGGAGATTTTCTCGTAAATCCGCTCCTCGGCTCCGGGCAACGGTGCATAGGAGAACACCACCTGTCCGTTGCGCTTATCCGGTTTGAAGTAATCTTGCCGATACTTCGTAATGAACCGCCCCAGACGCTGTCCCATGTCGAGTACCTTGAACTCCGCGAACAAGTCCATCAAGCCGTTGCCGGATGGCGTTCCCGTCAGCCCGATGACTCTCTTCGCCAATGGGCGAACCTTCATGAGTGCCTTGAAGCGTTTACTGCTCCAACTTTTGAACGAGGAGAGTTCGTCAATCACGATGGCATCGTAGGAGAAGTCTGTTTTCTCGACGAGCCACGGCACGTTCTCGCGGTTGATGATGTAGAGGGAGGCTTGCTTGCGAAGCGCATCCCGACGTTCTTTCTCCGTTCCGACTACTACGGAGTAGCGGAGATGTTTCAAATGCTCCCACTTGCCGATCTCCTGCGGCCATGTGTTTCTTGCCACTCGGAGCGGCGCGATGACGAGGACACGGGAAACCTCAAAGCAGTCAAACAGCAGGTCGTTGAGGGCTGTGAGAGTAATCACCGTCTTTCCAAGTCCCATATCGAGGAGTACAGCAGCTGTCGGGTGGCTTTCGATAAAGTCGATGGCGTACTGCTGGTAATCATGCGGTATGAACTTCATAGGGCATCACCTCCAATCTCAACGGAATTCATTACCGAAACACTTCCTGCAGCACATCCACATGATAGGTGTTTACCATGCCGTACTTGGCGTCGTACTCCTTGCCGATGTGATAGCCCTGCTTTCTGGACATTGCCGAGGCTTTGCGTCCGAGTCTTGCGGCGGCATCCCAACTCACGCCACGAACTCCCATGAGGTTTGCATAGCCGATGATGGTGTAGTGGTGCTCATTGATAGTCATCTGCTTGGATTCGACCTCAAGAAGCCGCTCGTCCACCTTGTCAATCCGGGCATTTGCCGCCTTGATCGCCTTTGCCTGTTCCACCATTCGCTGTGCGCTGCACAGCAGAAATTCCTCGGGTGTCATGTTCCTCATGGGATTGAAATAGCTTTCTTCCAGCTCATCGAAAACATCCCACGCCCGCTCAGTTCCGAGCATTTTGCTGTGACGCGCCGCCCCTTGTTTCGTCCAAAGAATCAGAGACGGTGCGCGACTCCCGACAACTGACTCGATATTTTCGAGTGAGTCCTTGAAAGCCTTGAGATCAGCACCTTCAAGTTTGAAGTAATGCTTCCCCTCAACGAATCGCTCCCTGTTGTTCTTAAAATTCTGCTGGATATGAATTGTCTTGCATCCATATGCCTCGGCAAGCTGCTCCGTTGTCATGACACGGATGTCATTGTGTTCCAAAACCGTAAGTTCATTCATGGTCGATCTCCTCCAATACGCTGTCAATCTGATTTATCTCGTCAATCACATACACCTTGAATCCCAGCCGCCGAAGCAGCCTGTGCCGCGCCATCTGCAAGGCTCTCGGCTT